TGGCACATCAACTATTAAATATCAGGAACAGTTATAAGTTTCCTGAGTATATTGATATAAAAAATATACCTGATACTAGAAGCATAGAATACGGAATTAAAAAAATATTATGTGAGGAGTTTGGTATTGTAGGAGAGGTTGATCATATAGAAAAAATATTTGATAATAAGATATCATCAAATGGAAAATTCACATCAGTAATTTGTCTAGACACTGGAGACTTACATTTGTATGCTCTAGATGTTGAGAATAAAGAAGTTGGTTTTGAATTAATTCCAAAAGTAATGTATTTTTCTGATGCCATTGTATACCGATGGAAAAAAATAAAGGAGATTGATAATGTCGGATTTGACTTTTACTAAAGTATCTGATCTCCCAATAGTTCACATTCAAAATTTTTACTCATCTGATGAGTTAGAAAAAATAATGAATGAACTAAACTATCTGTATAGTATTGATAGGTATAAAGGAGCAGAGGAAGTTGGAGGACCAGGCACAGCATATGAAAATGGAGAGGCACTTAAGGTAGGAAAAGGTCTTCATTTAAATGTTGTATATGATGATGTTAAACAATCTGATATATTGAATATTAATAGAAAATTATTTGATAGAGAGTTAGTGGAAAGTTTAATGTATAAACATCCATTTTTTCGTTACATATGGAGATCAAATAAAGATGAAACTAAAATTCATTATTTTGAAAATGGAGATCATTACAAAGCACATACAGATGATTGTGTAATTACTGCTATCACTTGGTTTTATAAAGAACCAAAGATGTTTACTGGTGGTGATTTAATCATTGAAAAAGCAGTTAAATTCCCATGTCTAAATAATACTACGGTGATATTTCCTTCAATTTTATATCATGAAGTGACAGCTGTCGTCATGGAAAATCTTTCTGGACTTGGAAGATATTCTATGAGTCAATTTTTGTATATGTAATTATGAGTCAAGTAATTTTATTTGAAAACGACGAACCGAAAACTATTTTTGCTCCAATATACAAATGGTATATGTATGAAGGAGAAGTAGAAGTAAAAGATATTAGAGATACTATTCTTTCAAAAGAAAAGGAAGTAATTGATGCTCATGAATATGAGAGTGACTGGAATACAGGTCTAGGTAAAGATAGTATGACATCCAGATCAAGTAGATATAACTTATTAGAATGGGAAGAAGCAGATCATATTAAAGATATTATTAGAAACTCACACGACAATCTTATTACCACATTAGATCCTAACATGTGGGAAGATAAGATATATGTTCAATGTTGGGCAAACGTTCTAAGAAAAGGACAAATAATTAAACCACATCAACACTGGAATAGTAAATACACATATCTTGGTGGTCATATTTGTCTAGATAATTATGAAACTCATACTTACTATGTAAATCCATATACCAAAAAAACATTTGACACTAAAAATGTAAAAGGAAAAGTATATTTGTTTCCAAATTGGTTAGAACATTATACTAATACTTATGAAGGTGATGACGTTCGTGTTACAATAGCATTTGATATTATTACACAGACTGTATATGATGAAGATATTTTTGATAACAAAAAGGATCATTGGGTACAGTTATGAACACCAAACAAATTGTTGAAGCTATTGACTGGGTAACCAGAGATACTTCTATTATGTTTGATGTGACTGTTACAACACCACCTAATGATTTAATACGTCAAAGAGCACAAGACAATTATAATAAAGGAAAACCAAACTCTTTGGATAAAGACTACTATCTTTCTGATGAGTGTAAGTCTGTAATTGTATGGAATGTTTTTAGTGATGTTGCCTATGATTATTACTATAAGAATAATTTTCTACCTCAAATTATTACTTACTTGAATACGAGATACGAATATAATTTTGGTTATGATGGTTATAATCTTAATCGTAAACAATTTGCTATTAGGTCTGGAGCTGCAACTCTAGCAAAACCATCACTAGCATTTCATAAAAAATTTGGAATGAATTATAAAATTGATTTAATATTTACTAACGCAGAGTTTGAAGATTCTGTTATAATAGAAGGACAACCACATTATGAAAATTGTGAAGGGTGTCATGCTCCATGTGAAACAAAATGTCCTATGGAATGTAAGATGGATTTTGATTTAGTTGATTGGGAGAAGTGTGCAAATTTTGTAGACGTTCCTGAGGCTTTTAAAAATCTTGATACTATCTGTAGAATATGTCAAGAGGTGTGTCCTTACTCAGAAGATCTCAGAAAAGATATTCTAGATATGAATGTAAATTATGGAGGTAGAATAAATGCCTGAGTGGAAATCATGGAGATCTAATCCACCAAACAATCACTTTGCTCCAGAGTTTTTTGTTAACATGTGGTTTGATTCTATTAGTTTAGAGTTAATTGATAATGTATTAAAGGTAGTTAAAGACAATGAAAACTTATACAAAGACGATCAATGGGAACACTACAATGTTTTCCAATGGGAAAATCAATGTATCAATGATCTCAAAAACATTATCAAGTCTTCTTACTATGACTTCTGTCGTAAGATCGGGTGTAAACAAGAAGAAGCTTGGATAAGAGGTTGGGTATACCCACAAAAACAAGGAATGGTTTTGAAAAGACATTCACATGCAATGCATGAAAATGCATACATTAGTGGTAATATCTGTCTTACTGAAAATAATACCACTACAGACTATGACATTCCATACTTAGGATGGTTTACAACTGAGAATACAAAAGGTAGAATGACATTATTTCCATCATGTCTTCCACATGCTGTAGATAAATTGAAAGAGGAAGAAAGATATTCCTTAGCTTTTGATTTGATTACAGAAAAGGGTATGGATTTTTTCTGGAATAACAACGAAAAAAATTGTGATCCATTATTACTAGCAGTAGAACTATGAAACTAAATGAATTTTTTTGGCATAATGGATATTGTGTCATTCGTAATTTTATTTCTGAACCAGAGTATCTGAGTATACTTCCAGAAGATCTTTATGAGGAAAGACATATTGAATATCTTTATGATGGAACTTTAGACGGAGATTATAAAAATGAAACACAAGTGAAAGGATCTTACTCTAGAACTTGTTTTCCTCCTTTAAAACAATTTCACATGCAGATGAGAAATCAAATTCAAAAGATTATTCTTCCTCCTCATCAACTACATCCAACCTTTTATTTTGATAGGATTTATTATGCTGGCACTGAATTAGAATCACATATAGATTGGGAACCATGTGAAATTAGTGTTACCTTACAGTTAAGAACTACTCTTTCTAAACCATGGAAGTTGTTTATAGAAAGAAAAAACGGTGGTGTCTCTGAGATTGAATTAGAAAATGGAGATGCTGTCATCTACTTAGGAAACAAAGTAAGACATTGGAGAGAACCGATGCCAGGTGGACTTAAAGACTATCATCATCAACTGTTCTTACATTATGTTGTGTATCAAGGAGAGGCATTCAACGAGCTCCAAGATTGTGGGTATTTACAAGGAGTATAAATATTAGTACGATATTTCATCTTGATTACTATGGATCCTGTACAACTTAAAAAGAATTTTGAGGAACAAATAAGTAAGACTGATTCTCAGATAACAGAATTAGAAGCTAACCTACTTAAAGCAAAAGAATATAAACTAAAATTATCTGGAGGACTAGAAACTCTAACTCTCCTAGAAGAAAAACCAGAAACAGAAGCACCAGAAGCACCTTCTGAATAAATACTAGATTCCTTCTTCCTAAATAGGTAAGAAGGGATTTTTGTGTATAATGGCATCTCCAAGTTCTAGAACTGAACTCATCACGTATTGCAAGAGGAACCTTGGTGAACCCGTCTTGCAAGTTAACATTGATGATGAACAGGTAAACAACGTAATAGACGACACATTTCAGTTCTTCCAAGAGAATTGTTACAATGGTATGGAGCGTGCTTATTTGTATCACGAAATAAGTGCTGCAGATATAACTCGTTTTGGTGAGAGTGTTACTACAACTAGCACTGATGGTGGCACTACTAATTGGTTAGAAACAAAAAATTATATTCCAATTCCAGACCATGTAGTTGGCATCACTAGAGTATTTGGTCTTGTTAGTAACTCAATTCGTTCAAATCTTTTTGGTGTTGAGTTTCAGTTGTTCTTGAATGATCTCTATGCATTCGGATCACTAGATATACTTAACTATTATATGAATAAACAGTATCTAGAAACTCTAGATATGATTCTAAACAATGGATCTTTTCAACAGTTTAGATTTACAGCACGTCGTGATCGTCTGCATCTTGATATAAACAAAGACTTTTTAAAAGAAGGAACTAATGTTCTTATTGAGTGTCATCGTATGATTGACCCTACAGACGCTACACAAATGAATAATGATATTTTTGTAAAGAGATATGCCACAGCTCTCATGAAGAAACAGTGGGGTATGAACTTGATTAAATATAACAATGTTCAATTACCAGGCGGTGTTACTCTTAATGGAAGAGAACTATATACAGACGCACTTGCAGAAATTGAGACACTTGAATCTCAAATTCTCAGCAAGTACGCAATACCACCAATGGATATGATCGGATAAAATGCCTACTAGTTCCTATTTTCCAACTTATCATCAAGGTCACAGTGGTGAACAAGGTCTCGTACAAGATCTCGTGGATGAGCAGATCAAACTGTTTGGTTCTGATATATATTATTTGCCCAAAACAATCTTAGCGGATAATACTTTGGATGAAGTTAGATACACTAAGTATCAAGACCAATTCCAAATTGAAATGATGTTAGTTAACGTCATGGGTTTTGGAGATAATGCAGAATTTATAAGTAAGTTTGGTTTGACTATCACAGACGAGATAATTTTTCGTGTGTCTACAAAAAGATGGACAGAAGAAGTAGCAGAACACAGTCCTACACTCACAGTTCCTGAGAGACCTAATGAGGGAGATTTATTATATTATCCTCTCACACAGAACTTGTACGAAATTAAGTATGTTGGAAAGGAAGAACCATTCTTCCAGTTCGGTAAGATTCAATTTTATGCTATTACTGCAGAACTATATCAGGTTGGTTCAGACGATCTTGCTACTGGTATCGCAGAGATAGATGCAATAGAGGTATTGTTTGATACAGCTATATCATTAACAATGGGTGTTGGTGGCACAGGAGACTTTACTGTTGGTGAGACGGTAACTGGTGGTACTACTGCTACCACTGCAGAAGTCAAAGCATGGGATAGTTCTACAAGAATACTACAAGTAATTAATAGGACTGGAACATTTGCT